AAGTTTAAGAGTGGAGCTACACTTGCTGTAACTGCTGCAACACCACTTACTGGTGGCACTAACGGTGCTGTAAGTGGCACATCTTATCAAAAGTATTTGGATAAGATTGAAGCGTATTCATATAACACAATGGGCGTTGTAGTAAAGGATGATACTACAAGAGGAATGTTCAATTCTTTCGTAAAACGTCTTCGTGAGGAGATGGGCGTTAAATTCCAGCTTGTACTTTATGGGTATCCTTCAGCAGATTATTACGGAACAACAAGCGTAAAAAACAAGGTACTTGATACAGGATGGAGTGAGGCTTCATTAGTTTACTGGGTAACAGGCATATCTGCAGGTTGCGAAGTAAATAGATCAAATCAGAACAAGAAATATAACGGAGAGTTCAAGGTTGATACCGGATATACACAAAATGAGTTGAGAAAGGCCATTAAGGCAGGTGAATTTGTACTGCATAAAGTTGGCTCAGATGTGCGTGTTCTTGAGGATATTAACACCTTGGTGACAACATCAGAGGAGCACGGAAATGTGTTTAAGGATAATCAGACAATAAGAGTGATTGATCAGATTGCTAATGATATTGCAGTTCTCTTCAACACAAAATATCTTGGAGCTGTACCGAATGATGCAGCAGGCAGAACATCCTTATGGTCTGACATTGTAAAACATCATGAGCAACTTGAAGAAATCAGGGCAATTGAGAACTTCTCTGACTCAGATGTTGTAATAACACCGGGAAGCACAAAGAAATCAGTTGTCGTAACAGATGCAGTCACGGTAGTAAATGCCATGTCAAAGCTTTTTATGACTGTGACTGTTGCTTAAGGAAGGAGTATAGATGTCTAATATAACAATGAAAGCGAAGGATACACTTTGCGCATCTCTTGCAGAATGTTTCGTTACAATAGGGACACGTAGATATAACTTTATGCAGGCGATTAAGTTCGAAGCAAAGTTTGACAAGACTAAAAAGGAAATTCCAATCCTTGGAAAAACCGGAAAGGGAAATAAGACCACAGGGTGGAAGGGAACTGGTTCAGCAACATTCCACTACAATACATCCATATTCAGAAAGTTAATGGCTCAATACAAGGACACAGGTGAGGATATTTATTTTGATATACAGATAACAAATGAAGATCCCACTTCAAAGGCAGGTCGCCAGACAGTAATATTTGTAGACTGTAATATTGATGGTGGGGTGCTTTCCAAGTTTGATGCAGACGGTGAGTATCTTGACGAGGACATGGACTTCACATTTGAAGATTTCAAGATGCCTGAGGAGTTTAAAGCCTTAGACGGATTCCTTACAAATTAGAATATAAAGTAGTCAACCCCTCATGAGTGGAAATAGTCATTTATGAGGGGTTTATGTATAAACAAAAACAGAAAGGCAGATATAACAATGTCAAAATTTAGTAAATTTATGAAGGCGAACAAGGTTGTGAAAGAGAATGCGACACACCCTGTTACTAAATCTCTTTGTGATGAAAACGGTAAACCACTTGAGTGGGAGTTCAGACATATAACATCTAAAGAGAATGAAGAGATAAGAGAGGGTTGTACCATAGAAGTTCAAATTACCGGAAAGCCTAATGTTTATCGACAGAAGCTTAAGACAAGCCTTTATATACAAAGAATGCTTGTTGCTTCAATTGTTTCACCGGACCTTTATGATGCCGAGCTTCAGGACAGTTACGGTGTAAGCACGCCTGAGGAACTGCTTATGGCCTTAGTAGACGATCCGGGTGAGTATAATGACCTTGCTGCTTATGTTCAAAACTTCCAGGGCTTCAATGTTTCATTTGAAGATAAGGTAGAAGAAGCAAAAAACTAATAGAAGAAGGGGATTGGGAAGCTAATCATGCTTACTATGCCCTTCTTAAATTACATATATTGCCTTCCACTTTCCTTGCAATGGATGAACAAGAAAAAGCCTTTGTTGTAGCAGCAATAAGGGTAAAGATTCAAAACGACAAGGAAAAAGAGAAAGAAACAAAAAGAAAAATGAGCAGGAAAGGGGGATAAAAAATGGCAACAATTCAAACAGCTATAGAATTACAGGATAATTTTACAAGTGTTTTGTATCAAGTTATTAATTCTGTCAATATGAGTATCTCCGCAATGGAGGAACTGCATAGTACAATGAATTCCACAGTGGATACCTCTTCCATTGAGGCTGCAAGGGATTCTATAAATCAGGCCACTACGGCAGTACATGAATTAGATTCTGCCATGCAGAGTGTAAATGACAACACAATATCAGCAACACCCCCTTCAACACCTCCTGAAGCTCCGGAGCCACAACAGGTTCAGTGGCAATCATATAACGGTCCTGAAGTGTTTACCACTACAGGAGTGGAAAGATTTCAGCAAGAAGTACAAAGTGCAAATGCTATGTTAAGCACCTTGAATTCAACACAAACCCAAATTGCTAATACAGCAGCAGGAATGAGCATATTACCTTCTAATGCAATTAGTGATATAAACGGAATGGGAAATAGATTGCAGGCCATACAGGAACGAATACAGCAAATAGAAAGCAATCCAATGAACATGGGTACTGCCGGAGCAAATGCAGGACTTGAACAATTACGTAGTCAGTTAAACCAAGCTATGGTTGAGCAAGAAAACTTAAACAGGGCTATGGCCAATATGGATGTATCTTCTGCTAATGATTCATATATAAGGTTAATGCAAACCGTAGGTGAGACTGAGCGATATATCAGAGATAATACAGATGAGCAAGGACAGTTTAACAGGGCAATCAATGAGGGCGCAACGAGTGCCGATAATTTGATGAACTCTATAAAAGGAATGGTTATGGCGTATGCTACCATACAAACGGGTAAAGCTATCTTAGGGTTATCTGATACTTTGACTTCAACAACGGCAAGGCTCGATATGATGAATGATGGTTTGCAGACTACAGAAGAAATGCAGAATATGATATTCCAATCTGCTGAGAGAGCAAGGGGACAGTATCAGAAAACTGCAGATGCTGTATCAAAACTTGGAACTTTGGCAGGGAATGCATTTGATAGCTCTGCAGAAGTTGTTGGTTTTATGGAGCAGGTAAACAAACAGTTTGCTATCGCAGGTACTTCAGCCCAAGGCGTTAATGCCGCTATGTTGCAACTTACTCAAGCAATGGGATCAGGTATACTTCGTGGCCAAGAATTCAATGCAGTATTCCAACAGGCCCCTAACATTATGCATTCTATAGCGGATTATATGGGAGTGCCTATAGGTAAATTAAAAGATATGGCTGCAGAGGGCAGAATTACAGCTGATATTGTAAAGGCTGCGGTTTTTGCTGCTGCTGATGAAACGAATGCCAAGTTTGAAAAAATGCCTAAGACATTTGAACAAATCTGGGCATCGTTTTCAAATCACGCATTAAGGGCGTTCGAGCCGGTATTACAAAGGCTAAACACTTTAGCAAATAGTGAAGGGTTTCAAGCGTTTGTAAACAGCGCAATAGGGGCAATGGCAATGGTCGCCGATGTAGTACTTAATATCTTTGATTTAATAGGGCAGGTTGCTTCTTTTACTGCAGATAATTGGTCATGGCTGTCACCTATTATTTATGGAGTGGCTGCAGCTTTGGCAGTATACTATGGCGCACAACTTGCTGCAAATGCAGTGTCTTTTATAAGTCACGGCATACACTTAGCAATGGCTGCGGCACAGATGATTCATTTAGCAGCAACGGGTGCACTTACAGCGGCT